ATCCGTCCCCCTCCAAGTCAAGTACTACGTGCTCGGCAAGGAAGTGAAGACCGTCAAGCAGGGCGGGAGCCTTCTACACGTCCGTGAGTGGACGAATCCCGGCTATGTCCTCGGTCTGAGCCCGATCAAGCAGTTCATGAACCTGTTCGAGGTCGCGGATGCCGCGGCCAACTACGGGCGGCGCTGGTTCAGGAACGCGGCGATGCCGCCGGCCATCCTCTCGACCACGAAGCCGCGGGCGTCGGCGCAAGAGCTGCGCGAGGCGCGCGACGACTTCGTGGCTGCGGCGCAGGACGGCAAGCCGGTGGCGCTTCCGGGCGAGTGGAAGTGGGAGAAGGTCTCGATCGACCCGGCCGAGGCGCAGTTCCTCGAGACGATCGAGGCCACCGCGACGCAGATCGCGGCAATCTTCCGCGTCCCCCCCGAGGACGTCGGCGGATCGGCGAAGTCGAGCCGGACCTACAAGAACCGCGAGTCCGACCAGACGCTCCTCAACGTGCGCACGCTCCAGCCGCTCGGGCAGCGGCTCGGAATCGCGCTCGGCGATCTGCTGCCAGACAGGCAGCGCGTGGAGTTCGACTTCGACTTCCTCGCTCAGCCCGGCGTTCTCGACCGCGCCCGTCTCGACTCCGAGGAGTTGAAGAACGGCTCCGCGACGCTCGCCGAGGTTCGCCGCCGGCTCGGCCGCGGACCGCTCGCCGAGGGCGACATCGCCAACTGGCAGCAGTGGTACGCGACCAGCAAGTCGGAGGCCGACGTCACGTCGGAGTCCGTCTCGACATCAACGACGAAAGGCAAGGCATGACCGAAGTGCTGGAGAGGCGGGCAACTCCGAGACCCGTCACGTTCCGCGCCGCACCCGAGGGTGCGAGCGGACCCGGAACGCTCAGCGGCTATGCCGCGGTGTTCAACACCCTTTCGCGAGATCTCGGCGGATGGTGCGAGGAGATCGCGCCGACCGCCTTCGGTCCCGCGGGGCCGCTCAACATGGACACGCACACCCGTGTGCTGGCCCGAGCTGAGCACGAGTCGGAGCTGCTGCTCGGAACGACGAACGCCGGAACGCTCCGCTGCACCGTGGACGAGATCGGCCTGTTCTACGAGGTCGACCTGCCGGACACGAACGCCGGTCGCGACGTCGCTGTGCTCGCCGAGCGCGGCGACTACGCGTTCTCCAGCTTCGCGTTCTACACGCTGCCCGATGGGCGGACGTGGCGCGAGGACGAGAACGGCCTCCTGGTCAGCGTCGTGACGGCAGCTCGCCTGGTCGACGTCGCCCCCGTCGCCGATCCCGCCTACTGGGCGTCGAGCGCCACCGTCTCGAGGTCGATCGACCTCGAGGAGGTTCGCGCGTCTCTGCACCCCGAGCCTGCCCCTCCGGGGGCATTCGAAACAGCCGCGGCCGAACGCGCCGCGGTCATCCAGTCCAGCCTCGCGAAGCGCGCGAGCGGACGCCGTACCCGCCTCGGCGGGAGATAAGGAGGAAGGCATATGCCGACCATCACGGAGAACATCCGTTCCCTCGCCGAGGAGCAGAAGCGCGCCTGGGAGACCGAGGGCAAGCCGCTGGCGGACATCGCCGCCGAGCGGGAGTTCACCGCCGACGAGCGGGAGAAGTTCGAGCGGCTGGAGCTGGCCTACAACAGCTTCGATGACCGCATCACGGCGCTGCGCCACCAGAAAGAGATCGAGGAGCGGGCTCTGAGCTTCGCCGACGACCTCGTGGGCAGCCAGCGTCAGAACGGGCCGTCGCTGGCAGACGAGATCCGCAGCGTGCTGCGCGGCGAGTCGAAGTTCCACGACTACACCCCGACCGCGGAGCAGGTTCGCGCGTCGGCCATGGCACGGGAGGAGCAGCGCGCCCTGAGCGTCAGCGGCACCCCGAACCTGGTCGGCCGGACCTACCTCGACCAGCTCATCTCGCCGCTGCGCCAGTTCTCGGGCATCGTCGCTGCTGGCGCCTACCAGTTCGTGACGGGCAGCGGTGAGCCGGTCTACATCCCGCGCCTCTCGGCGTTCGGCGCTGCGGCTGCCGAGACCGAGGCCACGCAGCTCACCGGAACGGACCCGACCTTCAACCAGGTGCAGTTCGGCGCGTACAAGTACGGCGACTTCCGCGGCATCTCGACCGAGCTGGTGCAGGACTCGCTGATCGACATCGAGGGTCTGACCACCAAGCTGATGGGCGACAACATCGCCGTTCTGCTCGGTCAGAAGCTCGCGGTCGGCGCGGGCACCACGGAACCGACCGGAATCGCCACCGCGGCGACCACGGGCGTGACCGGTGCGACCGGAGTCTCCGGCGGTCCGTCGTGGGACAACATCATCGACTTGCAGGAGTCGGTGATCGCGCCCTACCAGGCGAACGCGTCGTGGGTCGCGTCCAACTCGGGCGTTGCCGCGGTCCGCAAGCTCAAGGATCTGAACGGCCGCTACTACTGGGAGCCGAACGGCCAGTCCGGCGCTCCCTCGGAGCTGCTCGGGAACCCGGTCTTCCGTGACCCGTTCCTGGCCGCGGTCGGCCTGGGCGCGAAGTCGATCTTCTATGGCGACTTCACCCGCTACTGGGTCCGGACCGTGGGCTCGGTGCGCATCGAGCGCAGCGACCACGCCTTGTTCGGCACCGACCAGGTGGCGTTCCGTGCGGTCCTCCGTGCGGATGGTCAGCTCACCGACACGGGCGCGGTGAAGGCCTTCGTCGGCGGGGCTTCCTGATGGCCGACGCGGCTGCCGAGGCGAAGGCCGCGGCAGAGGCACAGGCTGCGGCCGACGCTCAGGCTGCCGAGGCGAAAGCCAAGGCCGACGCTGAGGCGGCTGCTGCCGCCGAGGCGCAGGCCAAGGCGGACGCTGACGCGGCTGCCGCGGCGGCGGATGCCGCTGCCGAGGCTCCGGCCGGCGAGACCGTCGTCATCTTGGCGATCGGGATCTCCGGGCTCCGGAACGGCGAGCCGTGGCCCGCGGTCGGGGAACCGATCACGCTCCCGGCGGACGAGGCCGCGACGTATCTGCGTCTCGGCTACGTGACCGCCTCCGAGTGATCCACCAGCAGGGGTCGCGCTGAACGGCGCGGCCCCTGCTGCCCTCCGGGAAGGACGTCAGCATGACGAACAACTGGCCGATTGGCCCCGCAGATCTGCGGAAGGCTCTCAGCTTCAAGGACACGGATGGCGACGTCGGCGAGCTGACGCTATTCGCGACGGCGGCGTGCGAGACGATCGACAAGAAGACGGGTCGGGACATCGACCCGACCCGCTGGGAGACGAACGGCGATCTCCCCTCAATCTTCACCATGGCAGCTCGCGAGACCGCGAAGCTCTGGTGGCAGCAGTCCAAGAATGGCGCTCGCGCCGCATCGCCGCTGTCGGGCGACCAGGTGGTCGGCCCCCCGATGGGCGCGGAGTTGCCGCGCAAGGTCGAGGGGTGGCTGGCCGACTATCCGCCGCCTCACGGCTTCGGTCGCCCGGAGGCCGACGCGGGCACCGCCCCGCCCGAGCCCGACGACCCCGCGCTCCGGTCGTTCAGGTGGTGACCCGGTGACATCGGGAATCAGCGACACGACAGCGCAGGAGCAAGCTCGCGCGGCGCTCATCGTCGCGGTGGAGGCGGCGCTCGACGGTGATACCGACCTGGACATCGGCCGCGGCTTCCGTTGGCCGATCGTGAACCCCGACTGGGTGTTCGCGACCGAAACCGAGTCAGACATCGACCCCGCGACTCTCGGGCCGCGGCGGAGCCAAGACGAGCGGATCACGCTCCACCTTTCGATCGGCGCGTTCGAACCGGGCAATGACCAGGACGCGGAAGACGCGGCGTTCGGACGGGCGTTCGGTCGCCTGGCGAGAATCCAGCAGTACATCCGCGAGAACGACATCACGCTCGGCGGAACGGTCCTCTGGTGTGTGCCGGGGCCGTCCAACTCGGCAGGCGCGACGGCAGACAGTGATGCAGGCCAAGGGCGCCTGATCGAGATCGCGGCGTCCTTCGTGTGCTCGCACCGCATCAGGACTTGAAAGAACGGAGAGAACCATCATGGCGAAGTACCTGAACGTCTCACCCCTCGGGGCGCTCGACGTCCCCGCACTCGGCAGAACGATCGAGGCCGGCGAAGCATTCGACGTGCCCGACGAGCTGGACGAGTTCTTCAACGACCAGGCCGAGAACTTCCAGCCCGTCACCGCTCGCAGCAAGCGGTCCCGCAAGAGCGAGCCAGTGCCCGGTGTCGACGTCGGGATCTCCGACACGGAGACCGGCTTCGCCGATTCCACGGATGAGCCCGCCCCGGAGGCCGACGAAGCCGCGCCGGCTGCCGCATCCGCCGATGCGGGCGAGCCAGCGCCGGAACCCGAGACGCCCGACGCGGGCACAACCCCGAAGGACGGTGAGTGATGGGAACGACAACCCAGATCGACTACAGCGTCGGCCTCGCGAAGGAGAACGTCGCCTACGGCACGCCCGCGACGACGACCCGCTACTTCGAGGCCGACGCCTCGATGAAGTACGGCGTCACGAAGACGCAGAGCAAGATGCACCGCCCGACGAAGCGCGTCAACCGCCTGAACCGGAACGTGCTCAACCGCATCGAGGTCGACGGAGATATGACTGTCGAGGCTGCGACGAAGGGCTTCGGCTTCCTGCTCGAGGCGATCCTGGGTGTCGTCACGAACACGGTCATTCCGAGCACGTCGCCGTCCGTGTACCAGCAGGTACACACGCTGCGCAAGGTCGACCCGGTGCAGAGCTACACCATCCAGGAGGTTCTGCCGACCCTCGGCGGCGGCTCCGGCAACCCGCACACCTTCAACGGGTGCGTGGTCGACTCGGTGGAGATCAGCGCGAAGGAAGGCGCCACGCTCGAGGTCAAGATCGCCTGGCTCGGCCGCGACATGGACACCACGACGTCGGCAGCGGCAGCGAGCTACCCGAGCGGTGACGAGCTGTTCACCTTCGTTCACAGCGCTGTCGGCTACCAGGGCAACCTGACCCCGCCGACGAGCACCGCGCCGGCCTCGCTCGATGGCACGGCATCGGTGAACGTGAAGGACTTCTCGGTCAGCATCAAGCAGAACCTGGACAAGAACGGGTACAACTCGGGCGGACGCGGCAAGCGGTCTCGCCCGAACGTGCTCGGCATGGCCGAATTGGTCGGCAAGCTGACCGCGGAGTACACCGACAACACACTCCGGGACGCGTACATCAACCAGACGCCCCTCCCGCTCGTGCTGACCTTCTCACACGACACCGTGCTGTCGGCGACCCCGACGAACATCGTCGGTCTGCTCCAGATCGTCTTCCCGGCGATCCTCCTCAAGAGCGAAGTGCCGACGAGCAACGGTGGCGAGCCGATCGTCCAGTCGATCGACTGGGAGGCGTTCGACAACGGGGCGGCGGCGGAGCCGATCTGGGTCATCTACCGGACGCTCGACACCACGCCCTGACCGATGGTCGGCGCTGTCGAGATACGCCCTGACGCGACGCAGCTCGCGGAGCTTCTTCGAGAGTTCCGCGAGCTGCCGCCGAAGGTCAAGCGAGGCGTTCGCGCTGCGCTGCACCACACGGGCGACGGCATCATCGAAGGTCAGCGGGCCATCCTCGACGGCCCGCTGCCCGCGGGTGTCGCAGTTTCGGGCCACAGATTGACGCTGGCGAAGAACCGTAAGAACGGGCAGTTCGTCGTCCGTAGGACGAACATCTACGGCGAGCAGGCGGTGAAACGCCCCGGCCGGCATACCGGCTTGCGTCAGGGGATCAAGGATGCGCTGGTCACCCGAGTGGTGACCGGCACGACCCGTCAGGGTATCGAGATTCGCACGCAGAACAACAAGGCCACCATGTCGACCGGCTGGAACGCTCGCCTGTTCCGGCATCCCGTCTTCGGCAACCGGAACGCCTGGGCTTACCAGGCCGGGCAGCCGTACTTCTACGCACCAGTGATCGCTGGTCGCGAGGCCCTGATCGTGGACGCAACCGCGATCCTCAACGCTGCAATAGAAGGGAGCTAGCGATGGCTCGCATCACTCTTTCGGACGGTCGCACCGTCCCGGTCGTCAAGCCTCACCTGGGAGACCAGATGGAACTGGAGCGCCAGATGCGCCAGGACCGCAAGAAGTACGGCCCGAAGGATTTCCAGGAAGACCTGAAAATCTCGACGTTCCAGACGGCGTTCACGCTGTTCGCCAGCTTCAACCGTGCGGGCGTGCCGACGACGATCCAGGACATCCTGACGCTCGACCTCGACCAGCTCGGCGACCTCATCACGCTGGAGCCCGGCGACTCCGCCGACGATGACGAGTCGGAGAGCGAGGGTGAGCAGAGCGAGGACCCTCAGCCCGCCCCAACGG